ACGGTTGCCACTGACGGCCGGCTCATATCGACGCCGGCATGGATCGATAGCGGGTTCAAATCATTTGCCACCGGCACGGCTACGGCTGGCGGCGCGAACACGCTCACGAACTCGGCGAAGAACTGGGCCACGAACCAGTGGGCGAACTCGCAGGTGCGCATCAGTGCTGGCACGGGTGCTGGCCAGATCCGCACGGTGGCATCGAACACCAGCACGGTGCTCACCGTTTCTGCAAACTGGACAACGCAGCCCGATGCCACGAGCCAGTACAGCCTTGAAGGAAATGATGACTTCATCTACTTCATGGGCAACAACGCAGTAACGCTCTACCGCTACAGCGTGAGCGGCAACACGTGGACAACCCTCAGCCCGGCTGTGGCGCGTGCTGCGGCTCCGGGCTTGGGCGCGAGCGGCCACTGGATTCGCAGCGTAAGTGCGGCTGACTGGACGAACGAAAACGCAATCCAGAATGGCCGCTATATTTTCAGCTTCCGTGGCGGCGCAGGCGCGCTGCTCGACCGCTACGACATCGCCGCGAACTCGTGGGCCGCAATCACTTACGCGCCGGCAGCGGAAACTTTTACCACCGGGACGAAATACAGCTACTGCAAAGACCGGCTGTACATCTCAAAGGAGGCGACGGGCCGTTGGTTCGCGTATGACTTCGCCGAAAACGCGATGCAGCCTTGGAGCACCATGACATACACCCAAGGCGCGGCGGTGCTCGGCGACACTTGTTTCGATGTCACCTACAGAGACGGCGCCACCGAGATCGATTACGTTTATATGCTGCTCAACACCTCGGCCGTATTGCTGCGGCAACAGGTGGTGTGACATGAAAATTAGCGAGTTAATAGAAATGTGCCGGTCACGCATTATTAATCTTTCGCAGTTGCGATCATCTGCTGTAATGCTTGGCGATGCGGAACAGGTTTCGCGTATTGACGTGCAGATTGACGAAACTCAAACAACGCTTAATAAACTGTTGACACTGGTTTAATCCATGTCACTGCTTACGCTTTTACAAAGCGGCGGCACGCCTCCGGTCGTCACTAAAAAGTTTTGGCTAAAGGTGTCGGGCGTGTGGAAAGAGACGACCGTCTATATCAACGTCGGCGGGACGTGGAAGATTGCCACGCCTTACATCAACATTAGTGGGACGTGGCAATAATGGCAGTTGATTTAAAGCCGACCGAGGAAATGGCCGCAGAGGCCGAGCGCGGCCTAGCGTGGCGTGAGGAATTCGGCAGGGGCGGCACTGAGGTCGGCGTGGCTCGTGCGCGGGATATTAAAAATCGCGCGAACTTGTCACCCGAGACCATCGGGCGGATGGTAAGTTACTTTGCACGACACGAAGTAGATAAGCAGGGCGAAGGCTTTAGTCCAGGCGAAGACGGGTATCCGTCAGCAGGCCGGATTGCTTGGGCGCTCTGGGGCGGTGATCCCGGCAAAGCATGGGCAAACCGCAAGAGCGACGAGTTAGACCGAGAAGATGAGGGCCGAACTATGAAAGAGAAACAAGAGCGACACGTCGTTGCGGTGGTCGAAGACGAGGCCACAGTAACTGTGACGTTTGCCAAGTCTGAATACGACATGGACGAATCCGAGGAAGCCGAGGAGGCTGTAGAAGAACTTGAGGAAGCAGCCGAAGAAGGCGAGCGCCCGAAGGACATCTACGGCAACGAACCCGGAGACCCGGATTACGTAGGCACGCGCAAAGGCCCGACCGAGCGTGTATTTCGCTCGGCGACTTTTGAGCGCGCGTCCGTGTCGGAAGCCGAGCGGCGCGTGACGCTGGCATTTAGCAGTGAAATGGAAGTTGACCGAGGATGGGGGGTCGAGGTGCTCGATCACTCGCCCGGTTCTATCCAATCAGATTTCATTGGCAGCGGCCGCGCGCCGTTGTTGGTGGATCACGACATGAGCGATCAAGTCGGTGTTGTGGAGCAGATTGCCTTGGGATCGGATCGGGTGGCCCGAGCCGTCGTGCGCTTTGGGAAAAGCGCGCGCGCCGAGGAAATCTGGCAAGACGTAAAAGACGGGATTCGTGGAAACGTTTCTGTCGGCTACGTGATTAACGAGATGGTTTCCGATGGCAAGCGTGGAGATCGGGAGATTTTCCGCGCCGTGCGTTGGCAGCCGCTCGAAATTTCGATTGTCTCTATCCCAGCGGACTCAAGCGTAGGCATTGGTCGTTCGCGCGAGCCGCTCATACAGATTACACAGGAGTCTACTATGTCTGACGAAATCAGCAGCGTCCGCGAGGGCGCAGAGAAGGCCGAGCGCGCTCGCGTTTCGGCGATTATGGAACTTGCCGCGCGGCACAACCACCGCGAACTCGGCGAGAGTGCAATTCGTGACGGCGCTTCGCTTGAGGCTTTCCGTGGCGCGTTGCTCGATAAGGTTGGCAGCAAGCCGCTGCACGTTGACAACGAGATCGGTCTGTCGGACAAGGAGGCTCGCGCTTTCTCGTTCGTCAAGGCCATTCGCGCTCTGTCGAACCCGCAGGATCGTCGCGCGCAGGAAGATGCTCGCTTTGAGTTTGAGGCCTCTGAGGCCGCTGCTCGCAAGGAAGGCCGCACTTCGCGCGGTATTCTGATCCCGGCCGACGTGCTTTATCGTGACCTCACGACCTCGACGGCCTCCGGCACGGCGAAGGCGGGTAACACCGTCGCAACCGACCTGCTGGCTGCGTCGTTCATCGACGTGCTGCGTAACAAGATGGTGCTCAACACCCTCGGCGCGCAGTTCCTCACGGGCCTGCAGGGCAACGTTGCCATTCCGCGCAAGACCTCGCCCTCGACCGCCTACTGGGTAGCCGAGAACGTGGCCCCGACGGAGAGCACCAACGCCCCGGCGTTCGATCAAGTCACGATGTCGCCGAAGACCCTCGGCGCGTATGTGGACATCAGCCGCCGGTTGATGCTGCAGTCGTCGCTCGACATCGAGGCGCTCGTGCGTAACGACCTCGCCACCTCGCTCGCTGTGGCGATGGACGGCGCGGCTGTTGCTGGCTCGGGTTCCAACCGTCCGACCGGCGTGCTTAACACCTCGGGCATTGGCTCGGTGACGCTCGCCACGAACGGTGCGGCTCCGACGTGGGGCATGGTGGTCAGCCTCGTGCGTGAAGTCGAGATCGACAACGCGCTCACGGGGTCGGCTGCGTTCCTCACGAACGGCCAGGTAAAGGCCAAGTTGTCCACCACCGCGCGTCAGACGAGCGGCGTGGAAGGCAACTTCATCCTCGGCCCGGATATGGCGAACCTGTACGGCTTCCCGATCTACGTTTCGCAACAGGTTCCCTCGAACCTCACGAAGGGTACGGGCACGAGCCTGTCGGCCATGATCTTCGGCGTGTGGAGCGACCTGTTGATCGGCCAGTGGAGCGGCATTGACCTTATGGTTGATCCGTACACGGGCAGCAACGCGGGTACGACCCGAGTGGTGGCGTTCCACGACTGCGACTTCGCAGTCCGTCACCCCGAGTCGTTTGCCGAGTGCAACGAGATCATCACGACCTAATAAGGGCTTGATGATTGATCTTGCATCAATCGAGGGGCGCCATCGGGGACAGCGTTGTGCTGTCCTCGGTGGTGGCCCCACTTTGATTGACGACCTAAAAGCAGTCCGTCCGAAGTTACTTCGAGACGGCTACTGGATCGGCGTCAACCAGCACGCGCTACTGCTGCGACTGGACTATATCGTTTACCAAGATAAAGAAATCTACCCGCTGATTAAGGGCCACGCTCCGGTTGTCTCGCATCACAAAGATGCGTGCGACATCTGGTCTGGTATCTGCCCCGACTTCGGGTTCAGCGGTGGCACTGCAACATGGATTGCAGGCTTTATGGGCTTCGATGAAATATACATCTGCGGCTGCGACAACTACATGACGAGCCGCAGATATTGGCACAGCAAGAACGGCGACCTAAGACTGGATGAGGGTATTTCCAACATCCAAGCATGGGTCAAGGTGCGTGATTACATGAAGCACCCCGAGCGCGTTAAAGTCGCGTCGGGCTGCTTAACACAGGTCTTCCAAAGCATATGAAAGTCGAAATGATCCGATCACGAGTCTACAAGGGCAGGACGCTTGAGAGCGGGCGCATCGTAGACGTGGACGACACATTCGGTCGGTGGCTTATTTCAAAAGGCATGGCGGCAGAGTACGTCCGCCCGGCAATGCTTGAGGCACCCAAGCGTGAACGACCGACAAAAGGAACTTGACAAGTACCGCGAGGTGTACGCCAGGCACGAGGCGTACAGGATGAGCGCGGGAAGGCTAGAGGCTGCAAAGCGCCTAGTCTTTGAGCACACCGGGTCGTTGCTGGATGTTTCTTGTGGTCGCGGTGAGTTGCTAAAAGCCGCGCGTGATTCTGACTTGTTCGATGTGGTGAAGGGCACGGAGACTGTGCCAGCGTTATGCAACGAACACGTCGTCTGTGCCGAGATTACGAAACTGCCTTTTGATGACAAGTCATTTGACGTTGTGACGTGCTTTGACGTGATCGAGCACGTACTAGAGGCGGACATTGTTCCGGGCTTGCTTGAACTTGAGCGGGTCTGTAGCGGGACAATCATCATTTCTGCGGCGGATTATTCGGATATGTGGGACGGCGTGGAGATGCACCCGTCCGCACGACCTTATCCCGAATGGGATCGGCTATTTCGAGCGACGTTTACGGGCCGCGTGCGGCACGTAGGCAAGACACCAACCAGCGAAGTATGGGCGGTCAAATATGGCGGTTGAAACTCAACGCGATAGATTGGCAATGCTCACGCTTGGCGATTGGGGCGTGCGTGCCAAGTATCAAAACAAGGGCAAGCGGTTCGACATAATCGGCATATTCGATAACGACTATACAGCCGTCAACGTCGCTGAGAACTCGGAGTTCGCTAGCAGCACGCCGTTGTTTTATATCGAATCGAGCAGTCTGCCTTGTGCGCCGGTCATTGGCGACAAGTTGATTATTCACGATGAGATTTACACCGTCCGCAACTTCCGCCCGGATGGTACGGGAATCACGGTGTTGCAACTTGAGGTAACGCTGAACCTTGACCCGCTGATAACGGGCAACCTTGAACTTGAGAACGGATACAACATCCTTCTTGAGAACAATATGTACCTCTTGCAGGAGTAACGATGGGACACGCGCGGCAAGACATTCGAGACGCTGTGTATAGCATCCTCACCACGGCGGCAGTTGCCGACACGGTGAGCAAGTCGCGCGTGTATCCGATGGCGGCCAACACGGTCACGGCTGCGCTGATCTATACGAATACGGAAGTTGTGACAGAGACCACGCTCACGTATCCGCGAAAGTTTAACCGGGAGTTAACGCTTGTCGTCGAATGCGTGGCGCGTGATCCGAAGTACCTCGACGATAGATTGGATGCGGTAGCCGCATCGGTAGAGAACGCCATCGGAGCGGATAACACGCTCGGCGGATTGGTGAAGGATTGTGTGTTGATAGATACGGCCATCACGATGGACTCATCGGGCGATGCGCCGATTGGCTCTGCACGTTTGCAGTTTCGGGTCGTGTACCGCACGGATGAGACCGACGCGGGCACTATTATTAGTTAGGAGGCGATATGGCAAATCATCATGGCTCAGAGGGATTGGTTAGGGTCTCTACCAACACGGTGGCAGAGGTAACCTCGTTTTCGTTCACGCAGACGGCGGAATACGCCGAGGACACCACGCTGTCCGATCTTGACAAGACGTACAACGTGACCGCGATTAAGTCGTGGAACGGCACCATCACGGCATTCTGGGACGAGACCGATACGAGCGGACAGGTCGCACTGACGCCTGGTTCGAACGTCTCTGTCGTGCTGGCTCCCGAAGGCGTTGGCGCTGGCGCTACCCGCTACAGCGGAAGCGCGCTCGTGACTGAGATCACCCGCAATGTCCAGCGCGGTGCGATCACTGAAATCACCTTTAACTTCATCGGCAACGGCGCACTCACGGCGGCGACGTCATAATAGCGAGGGTTTATGAACTGGAAAGAGCAGGCAAAATCACAGTTTGCCGACCGGCGCACGCCGGAGACTCTGATCCCTATCGTGGTTCCAGAGTGGAACACCACGATTTACTACTGGCCCGATATGACCTTAGCCGAGCGGCGGGAAATCTTCCTGCTCGCAAAGCAGCAAGGCGATGCCACGGTACTCGATCTTGAGGCAATGGCGACAACGCTTATTGTCCGAGCGCGAGATGTCGAGGGTCGGCGGGTGTTCAGCAAGGCCGAGCGTATCGAACTGCTGAACAACTACGACCCGGAGGTGATCGCCAAGATCGTTTCTGCGATGAACGACACGCCTCAAAGCGTGGAGGATGCCGAAAAAAAATGATGGAGGACGGACAACTTAGGGCGATCTATGCCCTTTCCCTCCGGTTGTCCGTCCTTCCAGAACAGATTTTCAGCATGACCGAGGCCGACTTTTATCACCTACTCGCCGCTTGCAAGATGGAAGCGGACGACCAGGAGCGAGCATGGCGCAAGCACAGGTAACAATCACCGCAGTTGATCGCACACAGGCGGCGATCAATTCGGCGATGCGAAGCATGAAGACGCTCGAGCGTACCGCGAAGGTGACGGCGAAGGCGGTGAATTTTGCCTTTGGGTTTCTAACCGGGTCGGTGCTTGTTAGCGCATTTGGCAAGTTAACGAAAGCAGCAGAGGGGACAGAGGAGGGACGCAAGGCCATTGAAAAACTAAACATGGCTTTGAAAGACCCAACAATCGTTTCCTCTGTGCAGACTTTAACTAGTGCGCTGATAACTGGGTTTTCAAAAGTTGTAGAAGTAACGGCCAGAGTAATAGAGAACATCACGGCGATTAGCCGTTCAAGTTTTGTAAAAAGCCCAGATACAATCTTGAAGTTTCTTGCTAGCGTTATGGGTGGAAACGGCGCAGCAGCAAGCGCCGCGCTTGTTTCTGAAATGGTGCAGGGGTCGGTCGCTGGCGGCGCAGCAGCAACTAGTGCCGCCGCTGTATCAACTGCCGCGCCAAAGGCTGTCAAGGCTGTAAAAGGCGATGGAATCCCGAACGCATTGCGATCTTTGTACGGCGTAGATGATGCAGGAAAATACATCGCCGAAATTGAGAACGATATCGAGCAGGGGATTATTGATCTGCGCGATAAGTTTGCCGAAGAGTTAGAGCGAGGTGGCGAGTTAGGAGAGACCATCTTCGATAGCGCCGAAGAAGGCGTCTCTAAACTCACGGTTTTTGCTGAAGAAGCCGCACGACAAATGCAGCAATCTTTCGCGGCTTTCTTGTTTGATCCGTTCCAAGATGGGCTGCGCGGAATGCTTCGAGGCTTTGTCGATATGATTCGGCAGATGGTCTCGCAAATCCTCGCGCAGCAATTGCTGCTTGCGTTTTTGAGTCCTTTCAAAGGCACGGCCGGTATCTTCGGCCAAATGTATGGCGCGCTAGAGAAAAGGGCAACTGGCGGGCCGGTGTCCGCTAATCGTCCTTACATCGTCGGCGAGCGTGGCCCAGAGTTATTCGTGCCTGGCTCATCGGGTGGCATTGTCCCTAACAACGCCATGATGGGCGGCGGAATGACGGTCGCTCCGGTGTACAATATCGACGCGCGGGGCGCGACGGCCGACCTTCAATCTGCGTTGCCGGGCATCCTGCAAGAAAACAACCGCCGCATCTTTGAAGAACTCGATCGACGCTATGGGGTGGGACGATGACCGACTACGTATTGCCTCCCGATCTTGTCGCCTCGGACGTTGAGTGGTCGCTGATCGACAACACGGCGGTCTTTTCCTCGGCGCTGTCCGGTTCCACGCGGACATACTCCCGGCCCGGCAACCGCTGGTCGTGTCGGCTGATCTTCCGCGCGCCCTCTGCAGCCAAGCGTCGGCGGCTGCTGTCGCTCATTGCCGCGCTGCGCGGTCGGGCCAACCGGCTACACCTGGCCGATCCGGCTGGGGCGTTTGCGGGATCGTTCGCTAATGCCGAACTGCTGACCAACAATGCCGCAGTGACAAGTACGACCGGCTGGGCGTCAAGCGATGCCGAGTTGGTGCTGTCTGCGGATTCGCACTTCGGTCTGCGCCTCACCCGCACGGGCGTGGTCGCTGACCGCTACGCCTACCAATCCGCCCTCACCACCGTAACCTCCGCCCCGTATGCCTTGCGCTTCGTGCTTGGCGCTGGCAAGGGTAACGTGCGTGCGGCGGCTATGGCTGGCACGTCGCAGGGCGCATCTGGGCTGCTCTCGGGCACGCTGCGGACTGCGGCGGGCAAGTACGTCGAAACCTTCACAGCGTCCGGCACATCGTCCCATGTTTCGTTTTACGACTACATATCGGGACGCGCGGCCAACGACTTCCAGTTTCTGACTTACGCCTCGGTCGCCCGCTGTGGGCTAGTCAACGGCGCTAGTCAAGTTGGCGGTGGGCTGAACATCGACGGCTTGCCTGCCTCGACCAACGGACTGGCGCTGGCGGGCGATTGGGTCGAGATCGGCGGCGAACTGAAGCGGCTGACGGCCGACCTTAACTCGAACGGCTCCGGACAGGGCTATCTGATGTTTGAGCCGACGCTGCGAACCTCACCGGCCGACAATGCCCCGGTGGTTTTCCGCAACCCTATGGGGCGGTTTATGCTTGCAGATGAGCGGGTCTCGTGGGCGACCCGCCCCGGCATCATCAGCGACGTTGAGATGTCACTAGTCGAGGACATTGCGTGAGCAGAATAGTCAGCGGCGACAATGCCGCAGAGGCCGAAAAAGCATCAGTCTGCATGGTCGTACTTGCAGAACTGGACTTCGGCTCCGGCATTGTCCGCGTTCACGATGGCGTCGGGGAGATCACCTTTGCCGGACTGCTCCGCATGGAGGACGGCGACAATCTGCAAACGGAAGTGCCCGAGAACATTTCACTTGAGGCCGCAGCCGAAACCTTCTACGGGATCGGTCAGTTTGGCGGTATCGACATTGTTGACGAAAGCATTGAGGTTATCGCGCGCGCTATAACCCTAACGCTTTCCGGTGTTGATGCGTCTCTAGTGTCAACCACGATGACCGAGAACTACCAGAATCGCCCGGTCATTATTTACTTGGGATTCTTGAACGAGACAGACCGGACATTCGTAGACACGCCGGAAGTTGTCTGGGAGGGGCGCATGAATCAAATGTCGCTCAACATTGCCAAGAACGTGGCAGAGATCAAGTTAACGTGCGAGTACCGCCTGCGGCGAGAGCCGCGCATCGGTCGGTACACGGACGAAGATCAACAGGTTATCTTTCCCGGAGATCAGTTCTTCGATCTCACCTATGCAATCCCCGGATTTGTGTCTCAGTGGGGTAATCGCGATGCAGCCTATGGCGGCGGATTACCAGGCACCGACGGCAGCGGCCGTGGCACTGGCGGACAACCGGCGAAAAAATGAAACGCGCAGACTGGCTTGAGAAAATGTGGGAAACCATCGAGGCGCACGAGGGCCGCGCGTTTGCGTGGAGCGTGGACGACTGCTGCCTTTTTGCCGCGCGCGTTTACGATGCGATGCACGACACGCACCACGCCGAGGCACTCGCCGCGCGTTATCACGACGAGGCCAGCGCGTTGGCGTACATTGAGGCGCAGGGCGGCATCGGCCCTGCGGTCTGCGAGTACCTCGGCGAGATGCGGCGCACTCGGCCAATGCGCGGCGATGTCGTGCTGATAGAGAACGCAGGGCGCGAGATGCTCGGCATCTGCACAGGGCGCGCGGTTGCTGCGCTTGGGCAAGATGGCCCGGTGACATTGCCGAAGGCTTCGGTTATGGGGGTCTGGTAATGCCTCAAGCAGTTCTAGCCGTTGCGTACTTTGCAACAAATTACCCAGTCATCTATGCGATCACGAAAACGGTGCTTACGATTGCTGCAACAACCGCAATCAGTAAGGCGCTTACACCTAAAGTTCGTATGCCCTCTGCCCGGCAAGACGTCGAGTATGCCGGGACTATTGAAACCCGCCGAATCATTTACGGCGAGATGCTTGTCTCTGGGATGAACGTCATCCCGCCGCTGGTATCTGGCACGAATAATGAATTCCTGCATCAAGTCCTTGCGCTCTCTGGTCACGAACTGAACAGCATTGGGCAAATCTATTTCAACCGCACAGCCATCGGAACGATCACGGCAATCACAGGATCGGATGACGATGGGAAGGTCACAAGCGGCGCATGGAATGGCAAGGCATGGGTGCGTGCTTATCGTGGTACGAACGATCAGACCGCAGACTATAAACTCAACACGGCATTCACTGAGTGGACTTCGGGCCATCGGGGGCGCGAGGTCGGCTATCTCGCGCTGACGTACCAATTCGACGAGACGGTATACAAGACAGGCAAGCCGGAAGTGACCGCGCTTGTGGAAGGAAAGCGAGTCTATGACCCGCGGCTGGACTCCACGCAGCCGGGCGGAGTTGGCTCGCAGCGTCTCGATGACCCGTCAACGTTTGCTTATTCGTCTAACCCTGCGCTCTGCCTTGCCGATTATCTTATTTCCACGCGGCTCGGGCTTGGCGAGGATACCGACCGCATAGACTGGGTGTTGGTCGCTGACGCTGCGGATATCTGCGACGAACTAGTGAATATCCCCGGCCCGGCTACGCAGAAACGGTATACGTGCAATGCTATCTTGAGTGCGACGGATCGCTTTGAGGACAATATCAGCAAACTTGCCGACGCAATGTCGGGCGTGTGTTACTACTCGGGCGGACTGTGGCGGATGTTTGCTGGCGCGTGGCAATCGCCATCCTTCACGCTTGATGAGTCAGACTTGGTGGACAACGGACTGAGCGTGACGACGGCGTTTGCATACAACGAGCGTTATAACTCGGTGCGCGGGAAGTTCGTCAACGCAAGCAAGAACTGGCAGGAAATGGAATTCCAGCCGGTTATTAATACGTCATATGTGAGCGCCGACGGCGAGCAGGCATGGCTGGATGTTGACTTCGCGGCCTGCACAAACGAGTACGAAGCACAACGGCACGCCATCCTACTGTCGCGCCGCAGCCGCAATGGCACTGTGGCGACGATCCGCGCGGGAATGTCGGCGTATAAAATCCGTCCGTTTGATGTCGGCCAGATCACGATTGCTGAACTTGGCTGGACTAACAAATACGTCCGCTGCGAGTCGTGGCAGTTCAACCCGGCTGGATTCGTCGAGTTGGTCGTGCGCGAGGAAGACTCAAGCGATTGGAGCGATCCGGTCGTGGGGGATTACGAAACCCCGACGTCTGTCAGCACCCCAGTGCCATCGACCTACGTACCGTCTGCGCCCTCCGGCCTCACGGCCAAGAACTTGGCAAGCGGCTTTAACCTTTCGTGGACGGCCCCGGCTGTACTTCCGACAGGCTCAGTGTATGAAGTCTATGAGCACACCTCGGTGACGCCATTCTCATCTGCCGTCCGCATCTGGTCGGGCGTGGCAACGTCGGTATTCATTCCGAAGAACGACACCACGACCCGGTACTACTGGGTGCGCGTGCGGACGGATGCAGGAAACACCTCTAGCACCGAACCAGCAACCAATGGCGTGGCCGCTGCGGCCGACTCTATTCCCGGGTCACTAACCGCCACCGTGGCCCCGTCGTCTGTCAGCAAGACGGATACCGGCACGTCGATTACCACGGCCTCTGTGACGGTCACGGCTGCGGGTGGCACTGCGCCCTATACCTACTCATGGGTTCGTACTAGCGGCTCGACATCAATTGCGGCGGACTCTGCTTCCTCTGCCACGACCACCTTTACCGGTTCAAGCCTTGCCAGCGGTTCGACCTATAGCGCCGTCTTTACTTGCACCGTGACCGACGCAGCAGCAGCAACAAAAACGGCGGTCGTCTCGGTGGAGATCACGCGCGTAGCAATGACCGCGAGCGCCTCGCCGACAACACTCAGCAAGACCGGATCAGATGCCACACTGACGACGGCATCCACCACCGTGACGGCCTCCGGTGGCACGACTCCCTATACCTATTCCTGGGCCTTTGTATCCGGTGACAGTTTCACCATTACAAGCCCGAGCGCGGCGACGACGACATTCAGCGCCACGCTTAACGAGGATGAGTTTGTTTCGGGCATCTACCGCTGCACCGTGACAGATTCGACAGGTGGCACCCCGCTGACCGCAACGGCGGACGTGCCGGTAACGATTACGCGAACCGGGGGAGGCGGAACACCACCATGACCAACACAAGCAGAGGCGCGGACATTGCCGCAGGGGTATCAATTGCAGCAGCGGGC